TGATGATTCGGTATGGCGAAAGTATCGCGTGCATACCCATTGGAATTTCACGCGGAACGCCGCCGCCGCTTGTAACCTCCTGCCGGTTTTCGTAAAGGTGTCCGACCATTAAACGGATCGCCGTTATGATTGGATTTGGTATTGCTGCCTCTGGATAACCCACCACCATGTTGATCTGCACCGCGTTAAATGTGTCGTCGTATAGATCCGGCACGCTGTCAAATGTGATCCGCGTGGCCTTCGTCTTAATGTCAAACCAGTATTTGGTTGTCGCCAACGTTTGCGACGCGTTCGCCGTGTCCAAATACGTCACGCTAGTGATTGACTGCACCGGGCCGATTGGAAACCGCGCGTTATAAAAATAGTCCATATAACCCACGGCTGTAACGTCGCCTAGTCGCGTGTTGCAATAGTCTTCAACCCATGCAATTGACGCATCACGGTACGCTTCAATCAATGCGTCTTCATCGCTAGAATCCACGCGCAGGTGTTCCTTTAATTGGGCGACGGTAATAACGCCGTCAAAGTCCGGCGCACCCGTTATTTCTATGGTCATCATGTCGCTAAAATACGGACAAAAAAAAAGGGAGAGCCGAAGCCCTCCCCTTTCCAATCATCACCAAATAAATTAGGCGGTCAAATGCTTCGCAATGGACAAAGCACCCGGCTGACGCAAATCGAAATCAAAGAAACGATTAACGTGCAACTTAATTTGACCGTTGGCCGCGGCTGTATATGGGTCAATTTGTAGGTCTAGCGCTCCAAAGTACGCAAGTATTGCGCCCTGTGTGAAGTTTCCAAATACCATAGAACCAGCGGCAGCGGTTGTGCCGTCCTCTAAGAAACCATTAACTAAATATGGTGTAGCAACCGCGTTGTATTGGTTGAATCGTCCGTTATCCCACAAAGGTGTAACGCCTGAAACCTGAGCCAATACTTTTGAAAGGCCGTATGCACCGGGAGACATAACGTAATTAGCGCCTGCAAGGTTTGCACCTGCTGCCAATGCGTCTTCCTCCATCTTGTTAACGATTACAGTCGTCAAAGGTAAATCTGTAACGCTTGACTCATTTACCGCACTCGATGCCATAATTGCATCAAAAGCGTAGTCGTCGATGTAAGCATTCATAGCGGCAGCCAACTCGTTCGAGATTAAAAAATCGACCTCGCTTCCTCCCTGTAAAATCAACTGCTTTGAATATGTTGTATTCGCGGCAACTCTTTGGGGAGTCAAGCTAATTTGGTCGAGTTCCAAAGTCGATGCAGCATCTGCGCCAACCTCCATATTCGGGTCGCTTGGTTCAGTTCCGATAGCTTTGTTGCTTACCCGTGGCATTTGGATATTCCCAGTAGCGTTACGGATAACGGTTGTGCCAAGTTGCTCCAATACAGTCGGTGCGCGTAGTGCCTCAATCGCAGCAGGGACGACAGTTGGAACGAATCCTGAACCGTCACCGGTTGCCGTAGCTTGGAAATTGTCAGCAGTCCCTGTACGCAAAGCGATGGAAGGAATTGCGATTTGACCGGCAGACTGCAAGCCTTGTGAGCGCATTTCTTTTGCTGCTTCACTAGCCCATTCAGCTTCTGCACCCTCTAGGCTGCGACCGTTTGAAACGGCTGCAATTGCACGGGACAAAGAGAAAGAACCGTTGACGCGCTCAACTTCGCGCTTCTCAGATGTGCCAGCATTTCCGGTTTGCGCCATTCGGGCAACCATCTGCTGTTCACGCTCTTTGTGCTTAATCTTGCTGTCAAGGTCAGAAATCAAGCCGTCCAACTTATCGCATCGCTCCTGCTCTGCTTCAGTCAATACGCGGCCTTCTGAATCGGCCTTTTGGCCAACGGCTACGAATTCCTCATAATGTGCGGAACGTGTGCCTTTTAAATCGTTTAAAGTCATTTTTGTAAAATTGTTAGGTGCTAAGTTACGCACCTCGGTTTTTATAGTTTCAGGTTCTTGCCGTACTTCTGGCGTTTCCTGTTCGGGTTTCAATTCATCCGCTTCCTCTTTCGCCGTCGCCATGTTTCGCGCTGATACAGTTGTAGTCGCGTAGGCTGGATAGGTGACCGGGCTAACGTCTAAAAGTTTGCCCATACGCTGCACGGTTCGCGTGCTACGGTCTTCGCTCCATTTCTCATCTGTGATCGTAAACGCAAACGAACTTTGTGAAATGTCGCCGCGCTTGATCAGTTTGTAAAGGTCGCGCCCGTCCTGCGTGTCTGCAAGTGCGGCCCTGTACTTTAGTCCGTTTTCGTCCACGCTCAATTCTAGTGTGCCGTTGGTTGTTCGTGCCATCGGTGCGCCTTCGTGGTTTAGCAACAACCTCACGTCGTCTTCCAAAACGTCGTCAAATGCGCCGCGTGCAATTGTCTCGCGGAAATATCCAAGGTCTGTTTCTGTGTCGAAGTTCGCTGCATAGCCCTCAATCACCAGTGAGTCATCACCGGCGGCGCGTACTTCGCTCGTTCGCAGTTCGACGTTATCGCCGTATTGCTTGCGTAATTCTTCTACGCGTTCATTTTCTTTATTCTCCATTTTTATCGGGTTCTGATACCTTGTCGCTGTAAGCTTGTAGGCTTGACAAAGCAATCGTGTTGACTTGAATACTGTGTGCATCGCCTCCAGTTGTGGGGTTCATGCCCTCTTTTTCTCTCACCTCGTTTATACTCACGACACCGCTGGACAAGAGTTTTTGATAAAAGTCCGCACGGCTCTGCATGTCGCCCCTGTACAAGTCGTTCAAATTAAACTTCGCGTATAGCTGTGGCCGTTCACGGTCTTGAATCAGTTTGCGGTCAATCTCCTGTTCAATTCGCTTCGTCCACGGGCTGACCGTATGCCGTGCAAACTGTAGATTTTGCTGCTCGACGTTGTTGTAAGTTGTTTGGCTTTCCAACTGTACCAATGTAGGCGGCACGCTAAAAATGCGGCAAATTTCTTCTGCTTGGAATTTACGCGTTTGGATAAACTGCGCTTCGTCCGGGCTGATGCTGATTCGCGAATACTTAAAACCGAATGGCAGCAACTTCGTGCCGGCCTGCTGTGCCGCTTTGTTCCAACTGCCTTGAATCACGTCCATCTGCTCTTTTTTCAAAGGCTGATCGCTCGAAAGTATGCCGGTCATCTGTCCGCCGCTGCCAAAGTATTCCGCGCCAAAGTTCTCGGCGGCTTTCGCTAGTCCCAAGTTCTCCCGGTGCAATCGGATCGGCGACTTTCTTTGAAGGTTGGAAATCTCCAGCATATTTTCAGGCTGAACAATACCTACGCCGCGAACGCTATACACGAAAGTGCCGTTAACCGGCTTGCGGTCTACGTCCCAAACGTCAAGGCCGATTAACTGCGTGGCATAGCCTCGGCTGTCGCGCTCAATTAGTGCGTACCCTACACCGTTCAAAACCGCGTTTGAAATAATGGTTTCCCAAAATTCAAATGCTGTTTGGTAGTCGTTGGGCTTGTATTTGATAAGGTCAAAAGCCGGATGCGCGTATGCCGGGTTCACTTCACGGCCTTCACGCTCGAAAACGTCAAGCCCAAGTGAAGCAATGGAAGACGCTATGCGATACGTGCAAGCGTAAACCGTGGCAATGGTCATCGCCGTATTTTCGTTGATGTTCGCGCCGCTGGTTGTCGTGCCGTAGATACCCAAATCGTTGGGTAAGCTTTGGCTATCGTATTTGCCCACTCGATAACGGAGTAGGGCGCTTAATCTGTCGCGAAGTGTTGCCATATGGGTTGCAAATTACGAAAGGGAAATTATATCGAAAATCGGTTCACTCGCGCCGTTGGTTTTATGGTGCGCATATTCGTTCATTGCAATGATGGAAGCAATCACGCCGTCGACTTTCTTAGCTTCGTTGCGTTCTTTGGTGACTCGCTTGTTTTCGTTCACGTCGGTGTAGATAACAGCGCACCCCATTTGCCACCGTAGCACCTCATTTGCGCCGTGTACTATGTTGCCTTTCATCATTTGCATTTCAAATTCCTTGGTCGGCCCGTTCATAGTAGTGATATTCTGCGCCATTGGGTGCATTTCTATGTCGTCCTGCACCAATTCGCTCACGATATAGGTGCTAAAACGCGGATCATATCCGATACTGCGCACATCATATTTGGCGCATTGATCGGTTATATGGTTCTTGACAATGCGGAAATCAGTCACGTTGCCCGGTGTAATTGTCAAATGCCCGTCTTTTGCGTATCGCATGTAGTCAATTCCTGCGCTTAATTTCTTGCTGTTGGCCTTTTCTTCGTTGACGAATTGGTGCAGAATTAGATAGAAGCAATCGTGTTCGTCGTCGCGAAAAAGAAGCGAAAAAGCCGTTAAATCCTGAGTACTTGCCAAATCCAAGCCCCCAAATGCAGGTAAATTGGGCAATCGCTCCCACGGTATCGGATCAGAACCGCGCATAAAAATGTCGTCAGGAATCCACGCATGTTCTGCGCTCGTCCATATGTTTAGGTTAAGCCGTAAAAACGTGTTCAGATAGCTTGGAATGGTCTGCGCTTTCTTGCTTTCCTGCTCGAAATATGCCTTTGTGCATATCGTGCCGTAGCCGGGATTTGCTTTCTTCCAAGTTTCTTCTTGCGTCCAGTCGTCTTCTTCATCCGCTGCGTACAAAACCGGCAAAAATGTTTCGTCTTTTACAATTCCATTTTTGACTTTCTCGGCATATTCATGTACCTCCCAGCATATGGAATTACGGTCATGTCCTGCGGTTGTTAGCGCTATAATTATCGGCTGCGTCCGTGAACCTGTACTCGTCACCAGAACGTCATACAAATCGCGATGGCTTTGCGTATGAAGCTCATCGAAGATTACTGCATGGCAGTTGAATCCGTGTTTGGTGCTGGCTTCTGCGCTGATGGACTTGTAAAAACTGCTTTTGTACTCGATGGAATTACGCAAAACCTTACCTCGGTTTGCAAGGTGCTTGTTGTTGTATACCATTTCCTGCGCGATAC